TTTAGCAAGATCCTGTGCGCTGTTAAAACCAAAGCTTGGTGCAAATCTTTGCTGTCTATTTTTCCTTCTTCCTCCATCAGGAATTTCAGGCTTAGGAGCGAGAAGTGCTGCACCAACCTGAAATAAGGTGCCGACAATTGTCAGTACAAGAGCAACAGTTCCAGCTTCATTACGTACATCAAGTGCCGTGCCAATCTTTGGATCTTTATAGTCCTGCTGTATCGCAACAAAATTTAGGTACTCTTCTTTTGTCACACCTAGCGCTTCGATTAGCTGGTGCTCGTAGGGAAGAAGCTTACGCATCAGTCAATCCAGAAGTAGTAAGCAGACACACGCGGCGCTGGGATGCGAACAACCCTTTTGCCAGCAGAGATAAAAACAATGCTGCCATCAACAACGCTACCCAGTGCTGGGCTAGTTGGATCAGCCAGCAAAGCTACCGCTCCATGTTCCGGTAGTGTAAGTCGTCTTCCGGTCTGAAGTAACCACTTCGCAAGACGAATTGGTTTGAATGTTTCTTGGGTGTAGGAGTCGTAAGCCCACTCAAACTTCTTAGAGTAATCACTCAGGCCTAAGCGCTTGCGAATTTCGCATACGAGCTGGAAGCAGTCTGTGTAGCCACTGCCATCAGCAAAAGACGCACCCCACTGATACTGCAGACCAATAAGGTCATTCATCGCAATGACAAAGCGGAATCCAGAGGCAAAATGCCAACGTTTTCTTCATTCAACCTCTGCGCTGGAAAATTAGAAGCGACTGCATCGACTGCAGTGTTAAAACGTAATTCAACAGTGCTTTCACTGAAACTTGCGCCAATACCTACGTAAATCTCTTGAGAAATTAAAGCTCCAAGTTGTTCACTTTCTGTTATGAAATTAGTTGTAAGTGTAAGCTGACTTTTTCTGTTACCGTCTCCCTTTTCCACAAGGCGAATTGCATATTTAGTTGCAGGAAATAACACTTTAATCTGAGAATTGTCGCCACCGAGAGTTGATACACTGCCGTCTACCTGGAAAGGCGCAAAATCTGGAAAGTTGACGAAATAGTTTTGATAAGTATGACTATTGCCCTTTGCATCAACTAATGCAAATGCCTGCATTATGCGAATTACACTGCTCATGCTTCAATTTCCCCAAGAAGTTTTACAGTTACAGTGCTTATATCCCTATATACCGCTCTAACTTCAGGTGGGCTGGCGTATCTCCACTTGACATTACTTGGTGCTTGGATGTGCCCTCTAACTGAAGCCCCCATGCCTGCAAATGTTTTGTTCGTTAAAGTAAAACTTTTAAAAGTTCCATTGACTGATTCGTAATGATTCAAAATTTCAAGAGTAGTTCCAGAGTCAGCTTTCAACTCCACAACATCTGAAATATTTTCAAACGTAAGATCCAGCGTATAGCCAGTCTTCTTGTTGCCGTAAGCGCGTCTAAATACAGCACCAGATAAAGATGTATATGTAGTGCTTGGAATGTCACCCATCCTAAATCGACGGGATGTTGGCTTCATGTCAGGGAAACTTGCTGTAGCCATTAGCTAATACCTACTCTGGATCGAGTGCGTGGGCTGTTCTGCATCTTATCTAACGTCATGCTCATACCTCTTTTTGCACCATCATTGGTTGCTTGACGACGAGTAACAACCATTGCCTGCTCAAGCTGCTCACGGCTCACAAACTCTGTTCCACCAATATTAGTAGTCTCAAACGTAAAATTCATCTGAGGTACACCAGCGCCTGCAGGAGACCGTCCCATCATGCGCCGCATGTCCTCATTACGCATAATTCCACCGTTTGAACCTGGGATAAACATCTCAGGTCCACGCTCTCCAACCATGTAAGGACGACCAGCTTCTACTGGACCACCACCTGCTCTTGGAAAGGCTGTTGCAAAAGAACCTGCATCAAAACTGCTTGCAGCTCCTGAATAAGATTCGATTGCAGTCAAGCTTGCAGGGTTAATAGCTTTGCCACCACCACCACCACCACCAGCCAAACCAGCAAATACTTTTGCGATACCGATAGCGATGTAAGTGGCGATCATCTTTGCACCTTCTTGCGCCAAGATTTGACCAACACTTTTTAAGAAATCAGCGAATACTTCCTTTGCTGTCTTGGTGCCTTCTATCAACCCCATGATGCCGCTTGTCAACGCATTGCCAACTGCGTTGCCGATGCCTTGCGAGATATTTACTGCAACTGTGTGTAGATCATTTAAGCTGTCCTTGGCACTCTTAATAAATTTATCGATAGGCGTTTGATTTAATAACTTTTTGAATAAATTCATCTGTTCTTCTATTTGCTCAGGCGTGATGCCTTCCATCCCTTTTAGTCGTTCTCGTTCTCTTGCTATTTCAAGCTGGTTGAATTCTTCTTGTGTAATCAGGCCAAGTTCTAACTTCCTTTCAGCAAGGGATTGCTTCAGCTGATCGTTAAGTTTCTTTTGTTCGTTTTGCTCTTTTTCAACACCAGCGAACAACATTTCACCGATTTTTTGCCCTTCTTTCTTTAATTCATTTGTTATTTTAAGCTCTAAATTGGCTCTAGCTCTTTCTGCGGTTTTATTTATTTCCTGATTGGTCCCGTCTCCTACTAGCTTGGTAAGCTTGTCCTCAAGAGCTACTCTTTCATTCGCATGCTTGGCATTTAATCGTTGAATTGAATTTTGCGCCTCAGACAATCTAAGTTGTTTTACAGTTTGAGCTTCAAGGCGTTGAGCTTGCTCAATTCTGCGTGCTAACTCGTTCTTGCCAGTTCCGCCGCCAGTTCCGCCGTTATCTAATGCTGGAGGATTGTAATCAAATCCGGGCAGCAAGCTAAGAGGTAAATCTTTCCCTTGGTCTCTGTCATTTATGGCAGCATCGCGTCTTGCCCTTAATTGGTCTATTTGTTTCTTAAGAGCCTGTTGCTTCATGTATTCACCGCCACCTTCTTGGAACATGACTTGCATTGGAGTGGTGCCTTTGCCAGTAGGATCGATTTTCAACCCTCTCTGCAAAATAGCATCTCGTTCCAAAGTTTTTTTGGAAATTGCAGCGTCAACATCTGCCACAGTGCCTTCTCTTACCAGCAAATTAAACGCTCTTTGCTGCTTAATATTTTCATTAATTGCAAATCCTAAAGCAACAGCCCCTGCTGCCAATGCTGTATAAGGATTTAAAAGACTTATGCCCATTATTATACCTTTTAGCTTGACAAGAGCGGCTCCTATGCTTCCAATATTTATGACTATTGCAGCAACTTTTGCTGCTCCAAACGCTGCAAATCCTATTGCAGCTGCAACGGCAATAGAGTCAAGTTTCTGGGCAATCTCCAAGAAAAGATTTCCAAGCTTAGGAAGATTTTCGACCAAAAAAGGAGTAATGTTAATTATAAAGTCTGCGAACGCTGCTTGGAATTGCGCTCCAATAGGAATCAATGCTGCTCCAACACTTGCTTGCATGTCAGCCACGGCGACTGAAAGTCGAGCCCCAGCGTCAGCATTTGACGAGGCAATTTGCTCAGCAGTTGCGCTATACTTATTGCCTAATTCAACAATAAAGTTCATTAACTCGTTCAACCCAACCGTGCCCGCCTTGAGGTTCTTCTGAAGCTCAGGCAGCGTCATTTTGTTCGCCTTGGCAAACATTGTTACGGCCCCTGGAAGGCGTTCGCCAAGTTGTCCTGAAAGTTCTTCGGCACTTACCTTGCCCTTCGAGAACACCTGTACCATCGCAGTGATGGCGCCCTGAACATCCTCGCTGCTGCCACCTGTTGCTTTGATTGCTGCAGTGATATTTCTGAAAGTTAAAGCAGCGTCTTTAACTGGGCCACCAGCGCCAGTTACGGCAGCAGAAAGTCTTGTTATGCCACGTATAGATTGCTCTTGAGGGATGTTTAATTGTTTTGTTGCTAATTCAGCTTGTTGCAATGCAAAGTTGAAGTCATTTTGATTTGGAAGTACACCGCCAAGAGCTATTTTTAACTTCTCAATACTTGCTGCATATTCAGCCATCTGGCCAACTGCTTGTCGAAGCATGCCAACTTGGGCGCCAATTGCAGCTCCAGCAAATGCTCCTTCGACCCCACCAAACGCGCCTAATGCACCACCAATTGCGCCTTCGGGACCACCAAAAATTCCACCAGAAATAATTGCGCCAGCAGTTTGGGTTGCCCTGCGAGCACCCATATTGCGAGCACCGCCAGAACTTGGCGATTTACCCATCGATGAATTCAGTTTATTAATGTCATTTGTCAGTTTTTTAAAAGCATTGCCCCCAATCTTTGCCTCATCTCTTAAGGTTTTAAGAGCTGTTATTTGAGCATTTATGTTTGCAACACTTTTAACACTTGCTCTTCCTTGACTAAGAATTTCTTTCCTAAGTCCCAAGATTTGTGGCTTAGCGCCAGCAGCACCCATCTCCAGCCTTTTGAGGCTGCCCCTAAGTTTTTCAATTACAGCCTGACTGCCGGCATCCTTAAATTGAAGCTCGATGGAAAGCTTGTCAATTGGCTTTGCCATTGGAGAGTTTCCTCAGTTCCTTAAGGGCTGTTGCCTCCAAAATTTGAAGGCGCTCCAGCACATCGCAGCGGTCCTCCACATTGTAGAGGTCAAATAAGCCACCGCTACACAGCAAGACCTCATACTTCAAGCCAACGTATCCAGCCATAGACACTGACCACTGCGTCTGCATCCGTACCAGCATCATTACTGCTTCCCAGTTTTCTTCCCATACCTCAAAGTTTTCAACGACAACTGGCTCTTTTTTGGGCAAAGTCAATCCAAAAGCAGCAGCATCTGAATCTGTCTTATCTTCTATTTTCTTGCCACCATTAACCCAATGAATGGCGGCACCCTTTAGTTTCCCAGCTCTGCCTCATTATAAGTAGCAGTATATGCACTGATTACGCCCTTGATCCAATATGGATCATCTGCCAAATCAGCAACATTTTTAGGATTAAACGGAAGAGCCTTGCCACTCTCGTCTTCAATACCTTCCCAGCCTGAAAGGATCAGCCTTAACAAAGTCTCTTCGTCTTCGTCAACCATTTTTGTGATAACCGACCGAGACACTCGATTAAAAACAGCGATAAATTCATGCTTGTCAAACCTGCCAGGATCGTTCTCGCTTGGCTCTCTTACTTCAACAGGCCATTTGAAGGTTTTTACCTTCTTGCGAACAAAAGCCATTAGATAAATGGGTAAGCCTGTTAAGCATACACAAAAAAAAGGAGCCCGCAAAGGCTCCTCTTCCCTGTCCTATGCCTGATTTAGGTGTAGATCAGATCAAACTCAGCGTTGGCAGCCGAGTCAGGAACGCAAGTGTACGGAATCTCCAGCATCGCAATGCCATCTGAATCTCCGTACGAAACATCACCAATATCCACTTTGCTAGAAGTGAATTGGACAATGTTTCCTGCAGCAGTGCCGTGAGTGAATTGCAAGTTGCCAAGCGCCGCATCATCATCAACAGCTGAAGCGAAATAATCTTTCGTCGCCATTAACACTGCCTCAATCGAGACTGAACCAGTCACCTCACGATTAGTAATCAGAACCTCTTTGCCTGCACCAATCAACTCGCGATAGATGATTTCATTTCCAAGTTCAAACGAGAAGTTCTGCAAATTGCCTGCATAAGAAAGCAACTGAAAACTGGTGGTGTTTCCGTTCTTGAAGAGCAGAGGGTCTGCTTGGTTCGCATAGGTTGGTGTCGGCAAAGCACTGTCATCAGGGGCGTTGTAGATGCCAGTAAAAGAAAAGTCCAGAGTTGGGATTTCTCCAACTGAGGCACTAATCGCCACAGTTCCCCTACAACCAGTCATCTTGTGACGCACACCATCAATGTTGTAGTGAATGGTGACGGATTCAAACCCAGAACTAACAGGGTCATAGGTGACTGAAGTGCCAGCAACAATGGTTTCTGCCAAGCCACAGGCCTTTAATGCTTTGCCGTATTGAGGTGCAGTCCCAGCCGTTCCAGAGCCAGCCAGCTCAACACTAAAGGTGCATTCAACACGAGTGTTAGCAAGCAGCTGAGGTGATGCGCCCAAATAAGGACGAATCAAATCACGACTAACAACATCACTACTCTGTGGCGTGATGCTCAGGTCACTTACTAGAACTGCGTCTGCTCCTGTTGGAGTTGGATCGGTCCCGTAAGTTGACTCCGTCTCTATCAGAACGAGGCGTTTGCGGAGTAGCAGTGCCATCGGATGCTTCCTTTGATGGTTGTGGTGATTGCGTCCGCGAAATCAAAGTGCGTACGCCTGTTTCAGGGTCAAGAAGGTAGGTCCCGCCTTGACCGCTGTGTTCGTCCATCATGCTAAGTCGAGGAGGTTGTTAGGTTCAGCGTAGCTCTAAGTTCTTACTGCGTTAAATCGGCCACCTGTGAGCGATAGCGAATTTCGTATTCACAAAAAATCACTCCAGCAGGTTGGTCTGCTTCTAGAAGCTGAAAAGTTGTCTGTGCTGGTTGTATGTCAATCGCTCGACCGCCAAGAGTCAAGTCACTCATCAGCTTTGAGTGCATGTCCTCAATCGTGTCATCAGCCGCCTGGTCTGGAACGTTAGATCGCTCAATTACAACCACTCGAATACGCAAGGTCCAATCGAGCGTTGGCAAACTTGTGTTTTGCTCGGGTGTGTCACTGATTGGCTCAACGATGATTGCAGGTGACTCGCCTCGGCTAAGAGGATCAACTCGACTTCGATAAACTCGAGTTCCAACCCCAGCTGTCCCTGTCAAAGCAGTCTTTACAGCTGCAAGGATGCTCTCCCGCTTTGTAGTCATATCTAATCCTTCATCAGCATCACACGCATAATTTTACCGTCGTCAAGC